CTCTGAGTTGGAGTGGAAATAAAGTTCCATAGGAAACAGACGCAATCATTTCATATGGAGATTTATTTCATGTGGAGAATAGATTTATTAAGGTGTGTGTTATATAATATCTATGAGGGGTCAACTTAAATTAACAAAAGAAGATACTGACTGGGCCCATGCAGTTAAAGAAAGAGACGGACGTAAATGCGTAATCTGTGGGGATACCTTTAGACCAAATGCACATCACGTCATAGTTAGAGAAAACCACGAGACAAAGCTAGACATTTCTAATGGCTTAACTCTATGCCCGAAACATCATTTTTTTTGCAGACAAATATCAGCTCATAATAATCCTTTGGGTTTATTTATTTGGCTAGAGAAGAACAGACCAGAACAGTTTAATTATTGTAAAAAACAAATGGAGATAATTTTAGATGCAAAAGGATAGCAGAGTAACAATGGAAGTAGATTTAGAGTTGCAGCGCACTTATGGATATAATGCTGTTTGTGGATATATTCGCAGCCCGATTTTATCTAACAATAGAATATCTGGTTTGTGTATTTTAGATTATCAACCTTGCACTAGAGATTTGCCTATGAGCGAATCAAGTTGTAAGAGATGCAAGAAATATTTTTTAAAATATCAAGGAGTAAAATTATGATTCAATTAGATCCGTGGCAAAAAGAATTTTTAGCTTACAAAGGAGATAAACTTTTATGCACTGGTAGGCGTGTAGGCAAAACATATATTATGGCTCGGGGGGCAATAGACAGAATGTTAGAAAAGAAAACGTCTGTTATTATTTTTTCTTTGACAGAAGAGCAAGCCATGCTTATTCTTGCAATGGCCAAAGAATATCTTAATCAGGTTGCTCCTCATGAAGCTAAAAGAAAAAACACAGATACAAATAAAAAAACAATCAGTCTAAGAAATGGATCTATTATGAGATGCCGTCCCGCAGGAGATACGGGAGACAGCGGGAGAGGATTTGAGGGAGATATCTTAATTGTAGATGAAGCTTCAAGGATGGGAAAGTTCTTTTGGATAGCAGTTAGACCGATTATCTTAATGAAGGCGGGGGAAGTATGGCTCGCTTCTACTCCATTTGGAAAGCAGGGTTTCTTTTGGGAATCATTTAACGAAGCATATAATTTAAATCTCTCAGATGCAAGATTTAAAGTTTTTTATGTAACTACTGAACAGGTTGTAAAAGAGAGAGAAATAACTAGCGAATGGACGGAGCAGAGAAGAGAGAAAATTATGAGAATTTTAGAGCAGGATAAAAGAACTATGTCAAAACTAGAATACGGACAAGAGTATCAAGGATTATTTATGGAAGATTTAATGCAATTTTTCCCAGACGACATGATAAGAGTTAATCAGATTTTAGAACGTCCAGAGCATATAGATCCAAATAAAACATATTTTGCAGGGCAAGATATCGCACGTTTAGGAGAAGATGAGACAACAACAGAAATAGGATATTTAGTAAAAGATGAGATTTATCAAGTAGAAAATATTGTAACAAAACATTCATATCTTACAGAAACTTTTAAACAAAATAGAGAAATAAATAGAATTTACAATTTAAATAAATTCTTTATTGATGATGAGGGGATAGGTATAGGGGTATTTGATATGATGATGGACGACGATGATTTAAAACATATTACAATCGGGATTAACAACTCTAAAAAGGTTATTGACAGTGACGGAACAGAAAAGGGAATTTTGAAAACTGAACTATACTATAATTTAAGATCCATGCTAGAAAGTAGAAAAATGCACTTACTAAGAGATGACAGCATATTTAACTCACTGAAAAGCGTTCAATATGAGTATAGTTTGGACGTTAAAGGCAATCCAGTTATAAGAATCTTCGGACAAAATACGCATATTGCAGAGGGATTGATTAGATTAGCACAAGCCATAAAATACAAACAATTAAATATTAGCATTTACTCAATAAAGATATAGAAAAATGGAGAAATACACAACACTAACAATAAAAGAAGCCATCAGCCATGATAAAGACATTTCGCAAGAGTTAAAAGATAAAGAAGAGAGGAAAACAATTATTTCTAACGAAGCTTTTGCTATCTGCGACTTTATTGAGAAATTAATAAATAAAATGGAGCAAGTTAGATCCGCTTCTATGAGATAATGGCAGACACAGGTATTTTCGCAACAACAGCAGAAATAGGCTATAAAGCGGGAGCAAATGCAAGCACAACAGCAAAAGCAGAGGCTTACACAAATTCTTTTATAGCTCAGGCTGAAAGTTGGATTAATGCAAGAACTATTTATAATTGGAGTGATGTTTATTCTACTTTAAATGCAGATGTTAAAGGAATTTTAAAAGATGCAGGTAGTTCTTTAGCTGCAATTTATGTTATTCAATACGATATGTCTGGTTTTACCTCAAGACAAGAAGCTTTAATTATGATAAATATTCTTTGGGCTCGTGTAGAAGAATGTTGTAAATTACTAGAAAAAGAGGTGAACAGAACTTTTGTTCAAGAAGCTTAAAATGGCTGGCTTACCTATTAATTTTGCAATTCCATCAGAGACAGCAGTAGCGTCTTATAATTGGACTGAAATATCCGAGGGGACAGGAATAGTTTTGTATTATGGAGCAACACATAACGAAGCGGGAACGAAAGCTTATTTTTTGACATCTAGCACAATTTACTCAAACGATATTTCTACAAGTATTTTAACAAATGTAGATCTTGATTTTGATGTTGTTTTAAATACACCTAGAAGCATCAAAGGTAACGCTTTTGTTTCTTTAACTTTGCAAGGGACAAAAAACAGCGGAGCAGGTTATCTAAAATATACAGCTTACATAAGAAAGTATAGCGGAACAACTGAGACAGATATAGCAAATGCAACAAGCGAAGAAATAGGATTTAATTCAAACACAGATCAAAAAACTTTAACAATAAAAATTCCTATTGCATCAGTAGTAAATTTTAAGAAGGGAGATACATTAAGATTATCAATAGTCACAGCATTAAGAGTAGACAGCGGCTCTTTTAGTGTTGCTTCAATGTTTCACGATCCAATGGCGAGGAGTGCGCCGTCGGAGACAACAACATCTCAAATGAGATTTTATTGTCCGTTTGTATTAAACTTATAAAATGGCAGAACTAAACCCAAACAGCGCAACAACAACAAATTTAACAAACGTAGTTCCAGACTTCATAGTTTCAAGCAAGGCGCTAGACATAGCGGGACAAAGTAAAGACGGAGAATATTATTGGTATTTTGATAAAGCTACTCAAAACATAGGATATTATTCACAAATACCAGAGATCTTTAGCGCTGCAAATGCCTTAGCTACATGGGCTTTTGGGAGAGGTTGGACTGCGAAGAATACAATTTTAAAGCAAGAGCTAGAACACGTTTCTGGAATGGGAAAAGATACTTTTGAGCAGATCTGTTGGAATCATGAAGTCATGAAGCTGATTGCAGGCGATGCATTTTGTCAAGTTAAGAGAAAAGATGGAAAAATAATAAACATGATTCCAATAAGCCCCGAAAGAGTGAGGATTGTTTTTAAGGATAGCAGAATTTTAAGATATGATGTTTGGAACGGGACAGAATGGAAATCTGTATCAAAAGAGGAAATGTTGCACTCTTCAAATAAAAGAATTGGAGATCAAGTGCATGGGACAAGTCAGATTGACGCTTGTAAATGGATTATAGACGCAAGAAATGAAGCATTAGTTGATGGCCGTTTAATTCAGAACAGGGGCAAGGCATTAGGTATTGCTTATTATAAAACTGATAATGCGGGAAAAATACTTTACGCAAATCAGCAAATAGAAAAAGCTGTTAAAAATGGAGAGATGGTCGGGCTGCCAGAAGGCACAGTAGAAATAAGAGAGTTCCCAACAAAGAGTATAGTAGATAGACAAAGTTGGATTCAATATTTAGAAAATTTCTTTTATCAGACTTTTGGAGTTCCTAGATCTATTGCTTCTTCAGATGGAACAAGTGAAGTCGGCGGAAAGATGGGGCACGTTATCTTTGAGCCAATGTATGCAAAAGAGCAAAGAGAGTTTGAGGCAGATTTATGGGGACAACAAGCTATAGAGATAACATTTAATAGACCACCTAGTTTAGGCGGTTTGATAAATCAAGAAGAAAATAAAAATACAGGCATGATATCAATACAACCTAATGATGTCAGCGCTACAATGAACAGAGAATAATATGGCACTTCCAAATACAACCCCGATGAACGAAGGACAGAACGCTTTAGATGCTTTAAAGCTTAGAGAAACACAAGCAGAAGCTAAGAAAACACCTAAACAAAGATGCCAAGAGAACGGCGGATTTTGGGACGAGAAAACCCAGACTTGTTTAATGATGCCCCCAACTCCTAAAACAGAAACAGCAACACAACCTAAAACTGAATTACCTCAAAATACAGTTTTTACAAATGCAGACACAGGAAAATTAACAGGAATAAGAACACCTAGCGGACAAAATCTTTTAAATTTATCTCCTGCAGAAGTTAGAGCATTAGCAGCTAAATACAACCAACAAACAAGAATCCCCGAGGGTTTTATGAGTGCTGAACAAGGAGCTCAACAGCAAATTGAGCAACAACAAGCACAGCAAGCTTTATCTCAAATTGGATTAACACCGCAAGAAATCGCAGCAGCGCAAGGAAGTGCTTTAGAAGCTCCGATAGACTTTGGTCAAGCTTTAACAGCAGGGACAGTTAGAAACGTGCCTAGCTTATTAACTAATATTGGGGCAGGCGCAGCAGCAGGCGCAGGTATAGGGGCAATTCCCGCATTAGCTACCGCAGGTTTAAGCGTTCCTGTAGGCGCAGTTATAGGGGGAATAGTCGGAGCAATTAAATCTATTTGGGGCGGGGT